TGAGCTTGAGTAGCTAAGTAAGGAGTAACATTGTTTACATCTACATTAGCTGTGATGGGTGTGTTATTCTTAAGATAGGTTTCTGTTATAAAGTATAGCATCAGATTGTTGGTGTTGGTGTATCATTCAATGGAGGTAAAGATGCTAAGGCTCTAATTTCATTTTTAGACATATTCTCTAAGATTTTAGCAGCTACTGCAGGATTCAATGTATTAAGTGCATCATTAGTCTTAGAGGTATCTCCCTCAAGTTCTACTATTGCCTCGTTTATAATTTGATAGTTATTGATTGTGAAATCTGCATCTATCTTAGCTATGAATAACAGCTCATTAAAGATGTCAGCTACCTGGTCTCTTAGTGGCATTACTACATTTTTCTCAAATATGATATAAGCCTGCTTAATATCTGAGCCATTACCTAATGAGCCTGTTGTTCTGATTCCCATAAGTATAGGATCAATGGTATGAGAGAAACAAATCTGCTCAGTATTCAGTTGTGATGCCTCTTGAAATAGACCATCATTACCATTAGTTGGCAAAGCTTCTATCTTAGGTAATTGGTCTGCTGAGTTTGCAAAAAATGCGACAGCTTTCCCAGCATTGGCGCTACCTTTAAGCCTATCAATGGTATTTCTTATCATGTTTTTTTCCTCCTCAGATTGAGGTCTTTTAGGGAACATCATAGCAAAGGATGGAAAGACCGAATTTTGTATGTTACTTTTAGCAAAATATGAAAGATCGCCACTCAAAAATGCATAATTTAAACAAGAGGTATAGGAAGGTAATGGATAGAAATCTTGACCAATACTCTCTACCTCATATACAAATAACTGCTCATAATCTCTACAAGTAGGAGTATATCTTTTAATCTCCTGGACTCCAATTCTAGCTGACCAATCATCACAAATATAATATCTCTTACGGTCTAAGTTTACTCTAAGTTTCTCAGGAGATAGATTGACTATTTTAGTGAGCTTCATCTTATCATCAAAGCATAACTTAAAATAAACTCTATTGTGCAGAATTAGTTGCTGAGTTACTGCAGGAACTATCTTTTTTATATTTAATTTTCTTTCTAATGTATATAGTTCTAGCTTATCTTGAGGAGTAAGTCTATCTGCTACTATATTAAATCCACCTCCTACAGCTGCATTCACTTTATATCCTACAATAGAGCCATGTAATGGACTGCTATAGAATATCTGATTGAGTAGCTCAGGGAATAGGTTATCCTGCCCAAAGGGAATGTATCCATTAGTCTGATTCCTACCATTAACATAAGGTAGTGTAAGATTTGCACCTCCTACTTTAAGGAATGGAGTAGAGAATGATTGATATCCCTCTACTATTTCGTGCTTTACTGTTTTAAAAAAATCTTTTAATGCCATAATTACTCATAAATTGATGATACTATTGGTCCTGTTACTACCATCCTGCCCTCTTCAATCACTAATCCTGTAGAGTTAGCAATAGTTGGAGGTGTGATAGTGGATTCATAGATACTGTATGTATATTGCCCTTTGACCAAATCCAAATCTACAGGCTCATCCAATACAAATTGATTGAATCTCTCAGGATAAGCTGAGATATCAGCAGTGTAGAATGTAATAGGTGCAGAGAGCAGGTCCATTTCATTCTGAAAAACAAATAAATAATAAGGAGTAGGCAGTGTACTTACCTCAGTGAGTGTAAGGATAATCTGATTGACCTCATTTTTCTTTATGTATATCATATAACTATATTATACTAAGGTCAAAAAATGTTTAAAAAAAAAGCTCTACAATATGCAGAGCTTTAATTATTAGGGTGTTAGATTATGATTGTACAGCAGGGGGAAAGTCTGTTGGATTAGCTGTAATCAATGTATCTGTTACTTCATAAGCCAAGTGCTCAGCTTCAGCTAAAAGTGTGATGGAGTATTTACTACCATCAGCACGAGCTGTACCTGATCCCTCACCTGTTGCAGTAAGTTGTACATTCTCAAAGTACCAGTACTTATCATTAGCATCTTGAATAAATACAGCTAAGTATTGCTGTCCTGATCCAAGTACATTGATAGCTTCTGATTTATCTTTGTCTCTTCTATTAAACATTAAAGTAATAGTCTGAGTAACAAAAGTAGAGCCATTGATTAGGTCTATTGCAGTATCTTCTGTATAGTTACCTGTATTTCTATTGATAGCAAAAGGTACACATGGATCACCTACAGTAATTGCAGATACTATCCAAGCTCCTCCTGATACTGTAACGCCTGATATCTCATCTTGTTGATTTACCCATACGTTTTTTATCCCTCCAATATTGTTGGAGCAGTTTTTTTGGATTGATTGTAATGCTTCACAGCTCATCTTGTATGTTTTAAGTAAAGGGAGCTTTCACTCCCTTAGATTTATAAATTAGTTAATTAAGATGCAGAGTTGTAGAATACAATCTCATTACCATTAACGTGAGTAAATCCTACTTTCATATTAGCACGAGTTCTGATAACAGGCTCAGCAATAGTATCAGCTAAATTGATAGCTCGTAATGCTTTACCATCTCCCTCTGCATCAAATGCATAGATAAAGTTATTTCGAGGTGAAGCTACGATTGTAGATAAACCTAACATACCTGGACATAATACCATCTTAATTCCTAAGTAAGTAAAGTCTAGAGCTTGAGTTAAGTTAGCTTGAGTGTTAGATGCAGCAACAGCAGCACGATAAGCAGTAGCTACAGGAGAAGATACATACAATCTCAATTCCTCTTGATTAGCAATAACAGCAGCAGGAATTGCAGCATATACTAAAGCTAATTTGTCAAGTACATTTGCAGCAGTGATTGCTGGAGGTGTAGCTCCACCTACTTCAATTACATTAGCTGAATCAGCTACTAATCCTTTTTTGTATCCATCACATAAAGCTAAAGCAGCAGTACCTGATGCAGTATCACCTGACCAACGTAACTTCTCTACATTCTCAGCAATAGTCTTAGACATCTCATTCCAATAGTAATCCATGAAAGATGCAACAGTGAAATCACCATTAGATCCTTTAGTCATTTGTAAAGATACGAAAGACTGCTCTAGGTCAAATTGACAAATTTGTGCCATTGCAGATAATCCACATACATCAATCTCTACAGATGCAAGGTCATCAGTACTAGCATTCCATCCGCAGTTCTCCTCTTGTAAAACTTGACCAAATACTACATTTGAGATTTTAGTCTTATACTTTACTCCAGGTAGTGTACGATAGTTGTCTACTACTTCCTCATTCAAATAAGCTCGGCTATAAAATGCCTCACTGTTAGCTTGTAATAATGCACTAGCATCAATGTCCAAGTCAAATTTTAATTTTCTACTCATTTTGTTTTTTTTTATTTATTAGTTATTATTTAAAAATTTACTTACCATACTGAATTTATCATGCTGTGATAGTTTAGTAGCTTCTACTTCTACTACCTCCTCATGCTCAGCCATCATCTCTTCAATACGATTTCTAAGATCAGCTATCATTGCAATTACAGCATTGATTTGCTCATCCATTACAGGTTGTACTATAGCCAAGATAGCTTCAGCATCAGCAGCAGGATCTACAGCCATCTCTTCTGTGGCAGGTGTCTCCTCTATTACTTCCTCTTCTACTACTGTCTCTAGTGCAATCTCTTCTGTCATTGCTTCTTCTTCAACAACAGGCACATCTCTTATCTCAGTAACTTCTCCATCAACAACGATGTAAAGTTTACCCTCGATTAGATGTTCTCCATCAGGTAACTTCATATTTATTTTATTTATTTGATTACTTAGTTTTAAGCCTAAGAATCCCTCTATTGAGAAACCTATCTGCTCATTCTTTACTAGCTCATTATAGTACTCTTTATCAGTTACCTGAGCTGTTACCATTAATGTGCCTTTAGGTACTTCAATACCATAGCTTGAGTAGGCTTTATCGAGCATAGGCTCTTGTACTATCCATGCCTCAAGTACATAAGCTGGCACTGTCTCATCAGTATCATGCTCTAGGTTAAAGACATTACGATTAGATAGATCCTGCATGAATTTAGAATGTATCTGCTCAATAGTCTCAGCTGTAAATTGTACATAGTACTCCTCATCATTCTCATCATTCCTATATATCTCCATAGGTATCATGGCAGGAGCTACTACTCTATACTTTAAGTCATCTGAGAAAAACAATTTTTTGTGTTCATCAAATGCCATCCCTTTAGTAATAATAGCAGGAGTTGAGGTAAAAGCTATCTGCTCAATCCCTAACTCTTCACCATCTGAATACTCAGGATCTATAGTAATTTTATAGATTGGAATATCTTTTGTCATAACTATATTATATTTTTTTTATATTTGTTCAAAAATTAGAAACTATGATAAACATTTTCGGCAAAGAAATCCCATCAAGGATGGATGAATTAACACTAGAGCAGTTCCAAAAGATATCTGCTATCCATAATAATGAAGAGTATGATACTCTTGAAAAACATTGTAAAGTCTTTGAGTACTTAGGTATAACTGAGGATGATATGGATGTAGACTTTGATGTATTCTTAGCTAATGTTAAAGCATTCAATGATAATAACTATACTAAGGCTGATCCTGTAGAAGAGATAGAGCTAGAGGGATATACTTATAGAGCTGAGATGAAGCTCTCAGTAAAGGATTCTAGGATTGTTGAAAAGATTGTTAAAAAAGATAATAAGTATTATATCTCAGATATCATGGCTCTTATGTTCAAAAGAACTGACCTATCAAATACTGAGCATTATGATCCTGCACATCTCAAGCACAAAGCTAAATTATTTAGTAAACTAAAAGCAGATATAGCTATCCCTTACCTTACCTTTGTAACCTACAAAATCACTAACCATGCAGAATCTCAAGTTGCCAAAGAATTGGAATCAGATATCAGTGGAGCAGTTCCTGGAGATCAGGAGTCTGAGCAGTGAAAATGGAATGTTTAACTATCAGATTGATGTACTTTCTGCTTTAACTGATAGCGATATATCTGACTTTGAGGAGCTAGATATAGATGAGCTAAGTGAATTGACTAGTCAGATTAAATGGATACAGTCTGATCCATCTAGGAGGTATAAGAATAAGCTAGATAAGTATGTCCTTAAACCATTTAGTAAACTTACTCTAGGAGAGTTTATAGACTTAGAGTATTACTTCTCTAATAACTACCTAGATAATTTCTGCCATATCTTAGCCTTACTCTACAGGAGAACTTCTAAGAATGTTTATGGTGATGATATCATTGAGCCTTATGATTATAGCCCTAAAGATAGATTAGATTGGTATTTAGATTATTCTATTACTGATGTCTATGGTATTATCCCTGAGTATCTAAAGTATAGAGAGAATTTCACCAATACCTATACTAATTTATTAGTAGATGTAGTAACTGATGATGAGGTGCTTGAGGATGCTGATGAGATTAAAGAGCAGAAGAGAGAACAGGAGAAGCAAAAGTTTGCATGGGAATCTACCATCATGGCTCTATGCAATGATGACTTAAGTAAGTTCAATGACATCCTAAATATGTCAGTGGTGTTAGTCTTTAATATCTTAGGGATGAAAAAAACTTTAGACAGTTAATGGATAGTTAGGAGTAAATCCTGCAGGAGGATCTAGTGCATAAAATGTATAAGTCAATTTCTGATCACTCTCTAATATATCAGCTACCTCTAAGATAGGATAGTTCTGAGATATCCATTCAATATATTGGCTATAAATTTCATTAGTAATACCTGCAGATGCTAGCTCTCTAGTAAAAGTAGCTACATAATCTCTAGGAGTAATTACTCCACCATTCCATAAGAAAGCTCCATTATTTAAAAAGATAAAATAATACATGGCTACTATCTCAATCTCTAAGCTACCAAATCCTGTGACCTTAGCATTGATTCTAATACTCTCTACTAGTGTACCGTTATTCTCTACAATATCATTCCTTAAGATTCTCTTTAAGATGTTAGCCATCCTCCTACGAGTAGGATACTTTACATTAAACTCACCTGTATTCTTATAAGCCATAACTATATTATATTAGATTCTAATTTTGTTCAGGAATTTGACAATTTGTCCATGAGTTTATCACTACTGATAGATTCATTTGCCATCCTGCTGCATAGTCTAATAGATCATTGTTCAATGGGATGAATGTAGGCTGTCCATCTATATCAAAATCATAATCATCTGAGAATGTAAACTCTAAGAATAGATCCTGGAGTATCTGCTGAGTGTCACTTAAAATAGTAGTGATATTAGCCCTATCCATTTGTATAATATCAAAGCAATAAATCTCTAATGTAAAGATAGTAGTATTCTCATAAGGAGTTGCACCTGTTGGAACTATAAAGACTATAGGATATGCCTCATCTTTAGTAGCAAAGTTTACCATCTGCTCTTTAAAGTCTGAGCCTACCTTTTTTACTTGTAGATGATTGTTATAGAAAGTAGTTATCTTATCTACTATTAATTGGTAAGAGATCATAATACTGAATTTTGTTGAATGTTATTTATAAAGTGCTGAGTAGCTGTCATCTCAGTTTCTGATACTACAGCTGTTACTGTTATATTTTGACCTGAGTTACCTGCTGCATTTATTTGACTACCTGTATTCGCTTGACCAAATAGTTGAGGTGCAGCTGCAGGTGCTACTGCTGTAGTGGCTGTTGCTCCTCCTGTTGCATCAGGTGGTGGAGTATTTGGTGTAGAGCCTCCCTTACCCAAAGCTGATAATGCTTTGCCACTAGCTACTCCAATATTTGCAATCCCTAGACCTGCATTAATTTTATTAAGTGGTAACTTAGTTGCTAAGTATGCTGCTCCTGCAGGACCCATTAAAGCTGCTGCTGCTATATCTGCTGCATTAGCTGCTGCAGTAGAAGATATAATCTTAGATACTCCCATAGCTGCATCAGCTACAATTACTGCAGCCTGTAAAGTTTTACTTTTACCTGATACACTTTTTAATAAATTAATAGCATTGTTAGCTACAAGAAATTGTGCAGCTGCAATATCTTCCTGTCCTTTTATTACTGCCTGATCTATAGCTTTCTGTTTATCAGCTTCAGTTTTCTTTAGTGCTGTTGTATCTTCTGCATATTTTTTCTTTAGATTAAATAAAGCTAATTCATTATCTGCAAATTTAATTAAATCAGCAGCATACTTATCATATAATTTCTGCTCTTCAGTATCAGTAAGTGCAGCAAGTTCAAGATTATAAGCATCTATCTTAGCTATATTAGCTGCACGAGATGCTACCTCAGCAGCCTTAGCTGCATCATCATATTTTTTCTTAATGGCTGCCTCCTGGACACCTTGAGCTTCTACTAATGCAGTAGTGTCATTCTTATATTTAGTAGCTTCAGCTATCTTTATTTTATAGGCTGCTGCCAAATCATCAATCTCTATCTGCTGAGCAGTCTTTTTACTATCAGATACTACCTTAGCAGCTACTGCAATATCAGCCTCTGATGCTTTATCTGCTGCTATTCTTTTTTCTCTTGCATTCTTTGCCTTATCACTAGCCTCTTTTTCTTTTTTATCAGCATCATCAGATTCTTTTTTATTGGCATTATTTTTAGCTACTTCCTTCTCACTATAGCCTTGCTTTATTATATCATTTTCAGCATCTATTTGCTTTTTTAATTCTAGTCTTTTATCATCATAAAATTTACCATCTAAATCTTTAATAGAATCTAATTCTTTTTTAGCTTCTGCCTTTCTTATATTAGCCTCTTTTATCTTAGTGTTACTTAATGCCTCCTCTTGCTTAGCAGTCTCTTCTCCTGCAGCTTTAAGCTCAGCAATCTCTCTACCCAAATCTCCTACTACCTGAGCCTCTCTTGCTTTAGATGACTCACTTACTTTCTTATTAGCTGCTGCTGTTTTCTCTGCATTCTCTTCAGCTGCAAAGGATGTAAGTCCTAGCCAATCAGTCATAGATTTCAATCCATCAATCAGTGCGTTGATAGGCATCATTAGTGCAGCTATCACATCATCTAATAATCCAAAAGATTTAAGTACTAAAGCTATAGCAGCTACAATAGCAGCAATTATAATAGGGATGTAGAATATAGGATTGATTAATATTTGAGCTCCTAGTTTTAGGAATGCTTTACCTAAAGTTCCTGCAGTGTCAGTCATCCCTTTGAGTGACTTACTAATGTCCTGTTTATTTAATCCTCCTAATGCAGTAGCAAATACCTTAGATTTCTCAGCAGCCTCCTCAAAGTCCAATGACATTAACGAGTCTTTAATCCCTCCTATACCATTGCTTACCTGTTCAAACTTAGAGCCTGATGCAAAGACTTTGACTGCCTCATTAGCATCCTTAATCCTATCAGTAAGTACACCTGCTTGTTGAGCAAGGGCAGTCATTTGTTCAGGATCAGTAGCATTAGCTATAGATCCTTTTAATTCTCTTAACTCAGCTTTCATCTGAGCTATGCCTTGTATCTTAAGGGGGATTACTACTTCATTCATATACTCTAATTTCTATTGTGTTATTTACTAAGTGCGTATCATGTAAGGCTGCAGTAGGGCTGTGTAGGTTGCTAGTTCTAACATAGATAATATCATTATCATTTATAATTCTTACAATACCATCTGCTACTACATTGCTTATAGTTGTAGTTGTTTTATTTGTAGTGAAAGCTCCTACTAAAGTACCATGATAAACTCCTACAGCTGATCTAGTCCATACTATAGGACCTATACTATTCTCAAGCTCTATGACTGTAGGTGCTGAGGTAGTAACTTGACTTATCAAAGCTACATATTTAGTGTAGGTAGGTAGCATCTCACTAACAGCTCTACCATTTATAGTATCTGTTACTCTTAGATTAGTAGTTACTACTCCATCTTGATCTACATTATGACCATCTCCTACTACTAATGTCTTAAGTCCATCACCTACTGTGTTACCTGATCCTATTATTATAGCATTCTTATTGTCAGTAGTTACATTGGTCTCATCATTATAGCCATCTAAGATGCTTACAGTCTGATCACCACTGCCTGGTCCAACAGGTAGAATATTGCCACTAAAAAAAGCAGGTAAATCTATCTCAGTCTCTAGACTGATTAGCTCTACCTTAGTAGGCTGTAGATAGTTAGCATTGTAATCTATTACTTTATTAATACTCCACCATGAATTGTCTATCCTTATCTTATCATTCAGCTCCATTAGTTGGATGTCTACCTCATTGAGTAG